CTTAAGATGTCTGATAAACAATTTAAGCAAGAATTCCTTGCTTCATTTGAGACATTAGCTAACCGAGTTTACTTATCGTTCGATAGAGAGTATAATGTAGACAGTGATGTAGAAGATTTAGGTACTGAAATACATATAGGAATGGATTTCAACGTTGCCCCGATGACAGCAACGCTATCTAGTAAATGTGGTGACCAGTTGCATACATTTGACGAGATATCGTTGATGAATTCGAATACAGAAGAAATGGCAATGGAAATAAAGAACAGGTATCCAGATAGGAAGATTATTGTCTATCCGGATCCAGCAGGTAAAGCGAGAAAGACATCAGCAACGGTGGGTAGGACTGACTTTTCAATCTTACGTGAATTTGGATTTGATGTTGTAGCCCCGTCTAAAGCACCGCCTGTTGTGGATAGAATAAATGAAGTAAACGCATTGATGTGTAATTATAAGCAACAAAGAAGAGCTTTTATACATCCTAGATGTGTGGAATTGATAAAAGGGTTTGAAGGTTTGACATATAAAGACGGTACGTCACAACCGGATAAAAGTTTAGGATTGGACCATCTGCCGGATGGTTATGGGTATAAGGTACACATGTTGTTTCCAATTTCTTCTAGTAGTTCTAAGAAAGTTAAGATATTGGGGTTATAATGCCAGTTGATACAAAGAATAAGCAGTATGTTGATAACCAGAAGATATGGAAGAAGTGCCGTGACGCCGTAGAAGGGCAAGAGGCTATCCATAAAGGTTCAGTTGAGTACTTACCTAAGCTTAGTGGGCAATCTACTACTGAGTACGTCTCTTATCGCGATAGAGCGCTATTTTATAATGCTTCACAGCGTACAGTTGATGCTATGAGCGGTTTATTGTTTAGAAAGTCTGCTAATGTTGTTATACCAACACCACTGGAACCTTGGTTAGATAACATTGATATGCAAGGTAATTCTCTGCAGACATTCACCGAGAACCTTGCAGATGAAGTGTTAGTTGTTGGTCGTGTAGGTGTTTTAGTTGAACATTCCGTTAAGACTGAGGATGTGAGGACAATTGCAGATGCTGAAAGAAACGGTTTAAGGCCGTTTTTAACGTCATATAGAGCAGAAGATATCATCAACTGGAATCAGACTACATTAAATGGTGTAAAGGTTCTGAATCTTGTTGTATTGCGAGAATATCACTCAGTACAAGGTGAAGATGAATTTACATGGCAAACAGTAGAAAAGTACCGCGTCCTTGATCTAGTTGAAGGTGTTTATAGGCAAAGGGTGTTTGTAAAAGACCGGAATGCTAACTTCACCTTAGAGAGTGAGATCGTACCGAGAGTACGCGGAAATGCTTTTAATTACATACCTTTTATCATTATTTCAGGAAAAGATGCTGATTTTTCTGTAATTAAGCCACCAATTTTAGATTTAGTTAACGTTAATCTGTCACACTATAAGACAATGGCAGATTTAGAGCATGGCGCTCACTTCACTGGATTACCTACCCCTATCATAACTGGACATAATCTGAGTGATGATGAGACGTTTAGTATTGGCTCTACAACTGCTTGGGTTCTTCCTAATGAAGAAACGGACGTAAAGTACTTAGAATTTACAGGCCAAGGGTTAGGTGCTTTAGAAAGTAGACTTGTTAGCAAAGAGCGACAAATGGCAACCTTAGGTGCAAGGCTCCTAGTTGAAGAGAAAGCTGCAGTTGAAGCTGCGGAGACTCACAATATTAAACGACAAGGGGAAAATTCCGCATTGAGTTCTGTTGCTGAGAGTATTTCTAGCGGTATGACCGATGCCTTATCTATCCTTGTTGAATGGTCAGGAGTTAGCTCAAATGACGTTGAATATAAGATAAACAAAGACTTTATACCGGGTACGATGGATGCGTCTACGATGGTAGCGTTATTACAGATATGGCAATCAGGAGGTATGTCATTCGCTGAGTTTATACGGAATCTTCAACAAGGTGAAATTGTGAATGCTGAAAAATCAGTTGAAGATATAAGACAAGAGATAGAGACAGACGGGCCTCTAGGCTTAGCGATAGGAGACATTGAAAATGAATAATGACAATAATAAGACATCCAAAGGATTGGACTCCAAACGGATTATTGAAGGAGTTATTGAGAGAAGACGGTGATATTGAGTCTTTGGTGGTTGTAGCAAAATATAAGGACGGTAGCTACGGAAGAGTTTGGAGTAAGCAAGGTATGAAAGAATTGGTCTTTAAAAAAGAGCTTCTAGATCAATCAGTTAGGCAGATGATGGACAATGGTCAACAAGAATGAAGAAATTTTTGACAAGACTCTTGAGCAGCAACTCAATACCTTACGTGTTGATGGAGGACTCAGACGGAGAGTTTTACGTGATCTACGAAAACTCGAATCTGAAATTGCTATCAAGATTGCTGAAATTGCTCCCGAAAATGCTTCGAGGTTCAAGGCTACGCGGCTTAGGGATTTGCTCAGAGAAGTACGATCACTTATTGATGCTGACTTTAGGAAAATCGAGGAAGAACTACGCGAACAGCTTACCGAATTGGCAAGTGTGGAAGCCACAAGGCAAACACAAATATTGTCAACCGCTTTCGCAGTCGGTATTTCTACAGCAGCCATTTCGACAGCGAAACTCAACGCCATCTATAGAGATGCCCTCATTGAGGGAGCCCCATCAGCAGAATGGTGGAAAAGACAATCAGAACAATTAAAAAGAAGTTTTGAAGATCAGATGAGACAGGGTATAATATTAGGAGATACAAACGATCAATTAGTTAGAAGGGTACGTGGTACGCAAGCATTTGGTTTTACAAACGGTATTATGAACACTACGCGTAGGAATGCAGAAGCTTTAGTTAGGTCTAGTGTACAGTCAGTAGCGAATAGCGCTAGATTTGAATCTATGGAATTATTCCAAGAGCGTTTTAAGTCATATAAACATGTTTCAACTCTAGATAGTAAAACCAGTGAACGCTGCATTGTTAGAGACGGAAAAAGATGGAATGCTGAGACAAAAGAAGGGATAGGTCATAAAATACCTTTTGCTGTACCACCGTTACACTGGAATTGTAGAAGTTTACTTGTACCAGAATTAAAGGGTACGCGGTTACCGGAAGATGCAGATAGGGCTTCTATTGATGGGCCTGTACCTGCAAATACTTCTTTTACTGACTTCTTAGAAAGAAAGGGTAAAGCTTTTCAAGATGAGGTGTTAGGGAAAGGTAAAGCAGAACTTTGGAGAGATGGCAAAATAAAATTAACTCAATTGCTAGATCAACAAGGAAACCCGTTGACGCTTCAAGAGCTGAAACGTAAATATGATAATTAACTCAAGGAGTAATCCCATGGATTTAGAAGAAATAAAGAAGTTTTTGCAAACAAGTGATGAAGGTAAGGCGTATATTGAATCTTTAATCACAGAACAAACAGAAGGTTTAAAGAATAAGAATCAAGAACTTCTAGGAAAGAATAAGAAGTTTAAGGAAGAAAGAGATACGGCTCTATCTAAGATCACAGACTTAGAAGAGCAAAACGAAGAGTTAGAAGCTGCTAAGGTGCAAAAGACAAGCGATGTAGAAGCTGCCCTTGAAAAACAAGCTAAGAAGCACCAAAAGCAGGTAGATGAATTAACAGGCAAGTTAAATGGGTCTGAAACACAGATTAAGAAGTTGCTTGTTGATAACGGTTTGAATGATGCATTGATTAAGGCGAATGTTGCTAAAGAGCATATACCTGCGGTCACTGCATTATTGAAAACGACTAATAACATTGAAATATCGTCCGATGATGACACGCCTGTTGCCATGGTCGGAGATAAATCTTTAGCGGAATACGTTAGCGAATGGTCACAAGGTGACATGGGTAAACTCTATGTATCGGCTCAAGATAACTCTGGTGGTGGGGCTCAGGGCTCCAATGGCAATGCTAGTGCTGCTGACATTGCGAATTTAAGCCCGATGGCTAAGCTGCAAATGGCTCGGTCTGAGGGGTAATTTTTTTAATTTAAGGAAAGGAGACATATAATGTCTGTTACTTTAGTTGAAGCAGCTAAGCATGCACAAGGTCGTAATGATACGGTCTTGTCTGCTATTATTGAGCTGTATGCACAAAGCTCTGATATTCTTCAGGCTTTACCATTTATAGATATCCAGGGTAATGCTTTGAAGTACAGTCGTGAAGAAACTCTTCCGGGTATCGGTTTCCGGGGCGTAAATGGTTCTTACACAGAATCCACTGGTATTGTTAACCCTGTAACTGAGACTCTTGTTATCGCTGGCGGCGATCTTGATGTCGATAAGTTTATTGTTGATACAATGGGCTCAGACATACGCGGTGCACATGAAGCTATGAAAATTAAAGCTTTAGCTGGACGCTGGACAAAAGAATTCTTGAAAGGTGATAATGAGACAGACCCTACGGTTTTCTCTGGTCTACAGGCACGTATTCAAGGTGATCAATTGATTTCAGCTGGTGCCACCGACGGTGGTGAGCCTCTAAGTCTTGGTAAACTTGATGAGCTTATTGATGCTGTTGATAACCCAACAGGGTTAATCATGAACAAGACTATGCGTCGTCGCCTAACAGCTGCTGCACGTAACACGTCTGTTGGTGGGTTCATTAGCTTTGATGTTGATGCTTTCGGTCGTCAAATTGCAAAATATAATGATCTTCCAATTCTGATTGCTGATAAAGACAATGAGTATAATGATATTCTATCATTTACAGAAGCCTCCGCCGGGGCAACAGCTACAGCAACATCTATTTATTGCGTAAGTATGGCTGCTGATGGCGTTTCTGGTCTACAAAACGGTGGTATCAACGCTCGTGATCTAGGTGAACTAGAAGACAAGCCAGCTTTCCGTACTCGTGTAGAATGGTATTCAGGTCTTGCTGTGTTTAAAGGTCGTGCTGCTGCACGTCTACAACATATCGCCGACGCTGCGGTCGTTGTTTAATTTTGATCTATAAGGAGACTTAATATGTCTATTGATACAGAACGTCCGCTATCGAATGCGGTTCTTAAGGACGTAAATCTAGAACTGAAAGACGCTGGTCTTGTAGCCGCTTCTGCTGCTGCTGAGGTTGATAGTACTGCACAAATTCTAGACCTCGGTCTAGGTCGTACTGATGCTGAGGTTGTTCTTGATGTCACAGCAGTTGAGGTTGAATCTGGTGATGAGGTTTACACTGTTATTTGTGAATTCTCTAACTCAGCTACTTTTGCATCAGGTATTGTTGCAGGTGCAAGCATCCAATTGGGTGATGAAGCTGCAATGATCGGTGGTACTGATACAGATAATGGCGTTGGACGCTACAAGCTACCATTTAGCAACGTAGTGAACGATACACATTATCGTTACATGCGCCTATACACTGTAGTAGCAGGAACAATTGCAACGGGTATTAATTACTCTGCTTTTGTTACTATGCGATAGTATTACATGTTATGCGCCTGACTGATAGTTGGGCGCATAACGGCCTTTGTTTCAAGGAGACACGATTATGGCAAATGAAATTATTACAAAGACGGTTAAACTGAGACGCATCGACGATGAAATTTTTCAGACAGAGGGAATTATAGAACGACTACAAGTAGATGCCAGGGAGATATTAGCTACCGGTCATTATAAATTAGCTACTGGCGAGAAGTTGAAAGTAAAGAAGAAACAGGAAGTAAAACCTGTTAAGACAGACAACGGAGAAAGTGTTGTTCCTGATGTACCAGTGGAACCTGTAGAAGATTTTGACGCTAAGATACAATCTATATACTCTATGAATAGAAGATTACTCGAAGCGTTTGTTGAGAAGGAAGAATTAGTTGTTGATCTAGAAGGGTTAAATCTTCCTAAGAAGAGAGAAGCAGTTATTGCAGCTCTAACGGAAAAAGAAGAGCTTTAAGAGGTAATTATGGCGATTATAGTAGAAACAGGGGCAGGGTTATCAAATGCAAATGGTTATATAACTGTTTCTGCTTGCGATACTTACCATTCTGACAGAGGTAATAGCACTTGGAACGGTTCTAGTGATAATAAGACTATAGCTATAAAAAAAGCTACGGAGTATTTAGATGCTACATATACTTGGATAGGTGTTATTAAGAAGGACACACAAGCTTTAGGTTGGCCTAGAGATTTTGCTTATGATAAGGATGGCAGATCATTAGCTAATATTGTCCCTCAGGGCGTAGAAAGGGCTTGTGCGGAATTAGCGCTAAAGGCTTTACATTCCACATTGCTTTCTGATACAGACAATTCCAACTATGTGAAGAAAGAAAAAGTTGATGTGTTAGAAGTTGAATATCGCAATAGCGCCCCAATCGGGAAGGAATACCGCTACGTTAATCGCTTATTAAAAGGTTTAACCCTTGGTAGTTCGAACGGTTCTAATGCCAGATTATTGAGGGTATAATGGCTATTGATCAAACTGCAATGGCCGCAACGGCCTTAAGATTGATAACTGACAACGGTAAATCTTTCACTCTTAGAAATAAGAGTGAAGGCACTTATGACCCTGCTACAAATGCTATTACAGGTTCTTCTAACACTGATGAAACGATTTATGGTATAATGACATCATATAAGAAGTTTCAGATAGATGATCAGAATATAAAGATAGGTGATAAGAAGCTCTTAATAGCTGCTTCGGGTATAAGTGGTAACGTCGATCAAGATAGTATTATCATCGAAGGCTCAGACCAATGGTCCGTTGTTCATGTGGAAGAGATAAGTCCGGGTAGCACTGTTATAATCTACCAATTGCAGGTGAGAAGATGACATTAGAAGAAAGTTTAATGAATGTGGCTTTTTTACAAGCAGAGAAGGATATTGATACGGCTTTTCTAAAACTGTTTCAAGGTGCTTCCTCTTTAGCTAGCCAACTATTAATCTCAACGAATCCGGTACGTACAGGTAACTCTAGAGGTAATTGGAGAGCTTCTAGAAACAGAAGGTTCCCTAAACCTAAAAACCCTGAAAAGCTATTGGTTCCTGCTAGCCCTACGGCAGAAAGTTTAGGCAGAGGTGAAAAATCTCATGAGAAGAATCTTAAAACAATAAAAAAATCTGTAGTCGGGGATGTATTGTTTATTACAAATCATACACCTTATGTAGGTTATCTAAATGATGGCCTAGCTAACCCTGCGTATGCGGGATTTGTACAAAAAGTAGAGCTTAAAGTTAAGGCCTACTCAGATAGAAGGTTTGATTCAATTGTCGTTCGATAGTAGAAGAAAAGAGATGTTATCTCACTTTAATACTAACCTAACTGGGATAGCTGCTTCCCAGATTATATGGGATGGCGTAGAGAATAAAAGTATAGATAAAAATTCCCCCTGGATTTCTGTTAGAATTGACCCCGTTACCGCTCAATTTGCCAGCTTAAATAGCAGCCGTAGAGTTAGACATAGAGGTCTTTTTGTTGTGACAATATTTATAAAACAGGGAATAACAACAGAATCTGCGGATGATTTAGTAAATGCTGTTGCTGATGCGATAGAGGGAGATAGAACCTCTAACGGTATTAGTTTCGGTGCAACTCAAATAGAAAGGGTGGGCGTTGTTGATGGATACTACCAGATCAACACATTTACTGATTATAAGTATG